GTAGGTAGTTCTTGATTAGCAAAGAGCATCCAGCGTTTAGCTACAATAGCAGCTGAACCTTGTAAAAGGTAATTTAAGGCCTTATGTCCCGAGTCAACGCCGATATGACGACCGTCGAGTCCACGGACATAACCTCTTTCCGAAGCTTTTTTAACTCCCGATAACAAATCTTTAAGACCTGGTATGGCAGTAACATAAGCTGAACGAATCTCTTTACCTTTACGTTTGGCTTGTGATTGTGAAAGTTGTTTGTCATAAGAGTGGCCTATTTTAATGTCACCGGCTCCATATAAGAAGGCGTAGGTAACTGTCTTAACTTGTGATCTAGTAATTCCAATTTTATCAGCATTTGTCTGGTGAATGTCTCCGTTGATAAGGATCTCAGCGTATCTGCCTCCATCAAATCGTGCAAGATAATGGGCCAGCATACGTAACTCGATGCCAGCAAGATCAGCACCAACCATGACCATACCTGGTGAAGCAGTAAAAAGACGTCGAAATCTTTCATCACTTGGTACCTGTGCTAAATTTGGCTTACGATGAGCACATCTATGTGTGTTCGTAGCTACTGAACAGTGGTGATGTATCCTAGACTTCGTAACAAGCTTCTGCCATGCGTTCTTTCCTTCGGATATCATCCCAAGCGCTTTGGTCAGTTCCAGTATCTTTAAAAAAGATAGGGCAATATCCGTCCCAATTTCTTTTAACACTGGTTCGTCGATGATCGGCTTGTTGGATTTCAAGGTCATTGATGACGGAATCCAACCACAATGTGTTTGTAGTATCCATGCTATATGGTCCCTAGATGTAGGGTTTAACTCCTTTAATCGTTGAAATTCAGCTCCTTCGATGTATCCTTGTGTCCGGTTATTTCGTTTAGGAGTGAACAACGTTCCAGCAACGTAAGGGAACCGTCGCCGAAGTAATCGAGAAGTTTGTTCCATCTCTCCTCTGAGAGATGATTCAAGTTGCTGAGCTTCTTGTTCATTAAAGTACCATCCATGGATTTCTTGTTGAGTGAGTAGTGTAGCTACCTGATGTTCTAGGGTTACCCAGTCAGGTATTTGTGGAAATGGTTGCATAGTTTGGTGGTGACAGCAACGTCTTGTTTACAGTAATCTTCCATCTCTTGAGACCAATCTTTCCAATCAGTAGTCTTAGCAAAGTTTCCTTTGTATTCACCTAAGCGATAGCCGTAAGCCTCAAGAGAATGTCTGCCGTATAACTGTAGTGGCATGTGTTTCCAATTCCTAGCCTTATCTATATCAAGTAAGTTAGGATGGTATAACCTACTAAGTACCAAAGTATCCACAATGATACCGCGAGGGTTAAACCAAGGATATAACCTTTTAATGATAGGTAGGTCAAACCCAATAATATTATGGCCGACAAGATAATCAGCAGTTTCCAACCAGCCGAGAGCTGTTTGAATCCACTGACCTTTGGCACAAGGGGCCTCCTCCTTAGTACAGAAGGAGCCATCACCATACGGCTCATCATTGAACGACTCGATGCAATCAGCTGAGCTCCAATAGAGTGCAGCACAGTGGATCCTGGTAGCATCATTTAGGAGACCGTTTGTCTCCAGATCGAACACTATTGTCTCCGGCCCAGTGGTAGGTCTTGTCAGTAAATCTGGCTTTTTCAACTGCCTGTTGCGATGGTGGGTTAGGTCTATTTAATTTTGATACATAAGCATCCCAAGGGTGTACATAGTTAGAAGTCTGTGGCTGGGTTGAATCCTGGTTCGGGTTCAATTTCATGTTCGTTAAATCTGCAAGTGTTTAAATCATAACTTAGACTACAGGCGACCCCAACTTCGCCAGAATAGCGATTCTTAAGGATTCGCACAGTCGTAAGCTTTCGTTCAGCTCCGCTCTGCTGATCGACCTCGAGGGCAACGACCTGATCAGAAATTTGAGCGATTGAGTGTGATCCTCTAAGCGAGGACAAGCTAACTCTTCCGCCTTCTTCATGGCTGTTTCTATCATTACTCGCCCTCCTTAAATGCGAGACTAAAAATAATGCAATACCTGTACGCTCAACTAAGCTTCGTAACCTAGTCATCGTAGTGTCTATCATGCGTCGTTCATCACCTTCTAATCCACTTAATAATATACTAAGGTGATCTAAAATAATGATCTTACAGTCAAGTCCGGTGGCAAGATATTCAATCCTGTTATAGACGATATCTGGATCATAACTTCCAAACCCATCATAACAAAAAAGATTCCAATTGGCAATAGAATCTGAAAAGGCGGTGTCAAGTTCTTCTTTGTCATGTTCTCCAATATGTAAATTCTTACCAACAGCTGTGGACATCAGTCCAAGTGCTGTTTGTCGATTGTTTGCTTCAAGCTCCAAGATCCCAACTGATTCCCCTTTGCTGAGCAAGTCAGCTGCAATGTGGCGCATGATGCTGGTCTTTCCTGAGCCAGAGCCAGCAGTAAATGTTGTAAGTTCCCCATACCTGATCCCGTGTAGCTTCTCATTAAGTCCTTTGAATGGGTATTCATGGTCGAATGGTTTCTGTGGTGTTGTTACCAGATCCCTAAGAGTTTTTGCATCAACGATTCCATCAGGTCTGAACGGCTTAGCGTCCCATATAGCCTTTCGTATCGCTTCAGCATTACCATCTTGTAATGCGTCTGATGCGTCTTTGTAGCCTTCAAGGCGAGCGATCGAGACCTTGCCAGGTGGAAGGATGCTTGCCGCCTCCTCCGTCGCCTTACGGCCTGCCTCGTCGCTATCAAAGAAGAGTACGATCTTTTCGTATCCCTGAAATAATGGGATCTGCTTTTGTATGTCCTTCTTGGCGCTAGCGGCACCATGGGGTAAAGAAACCATTGGCCATCCTGGCATAGCTTCAGAGCACGATGCAGCATCTAGCTCACCTTCAGTAACAACAACACGTTTACCAGTACTAGGAAACAAATGCTGGCCAAATAAGGTATCAGTGGAAATTCCTTCATAAGTAAAATCTTTTTGTTTATTTTTTACTTTGATTCCTTTAAGAACTCCATCGCTTGTAAAATATGGGAAGCGTAGAGTGTTTCCATCTCTGAAAATCCTAAAGAATTGGCAAGTTTTTTCAGAGAGGTTTCGTTTGTTAAGCCTTTCGGCTGTTCCTTTGAGGTGGACATGTTTCGACATGTGATTGTGAACAATTTCATTATTACCTGCCTTACGTGCATGACACACAAAGCAGAAAGTGTGACCATCAGAATATAAACTATTACCATCTGATGAACCACACTCAGGACAAGGCTCATGCCTTATAAATTCACTAACTAAATCAACCATTCGAGTGGTATATTATGGTAAGACGTCCATGGGATGGCATGCTTCTCACACCACATGGCATACGTTGTCTTACTTTTTTTACTAATTGTATTATATGGTGCTTGAAATACCATTCTCAGATCTATCTCGGGGTTAGCCTTCTTAACAGCAAGGATTTTCCTTCTGTCGGCGGCGTCCCAATACCCTTTTGTTTCAAGGTATGTATAGTTTGGGAGCACAAAGTCAGGAGTATAGTTATGCTCAATAGTATAACTAAGTTTTTCAGATTCATATTCATATGATATCCCTAACCCTTCAAGAAGATCAGCGACCTTCTCTTCCAGCTTAGATCTAAATTTAATATTCTTACTCTCTTTTAATTTAGCATAGGCTTTCTTAGCCCAAGCAAGAGATTCGTCATCAGAAGTCGTCGTCGTCATTTACATCGGTGGTAGGAGTGACATTAGGGTCAGCTGCCTTAAAACCTGATGTAGTTCCAAACAATTCAGCAACTTCATTAACATCTAAATCGCCAGTGTCAATACCAGCATCGCCTTTCACGGAGATAACTTGAACACCAACCAACTTAAGAGAACTACCATAGGTAACTCCATCTCTGAGGATATAAGGCTTCTGATAAAAACCAAGTTTAACTGTAGATCCTGCATATAGTGGTGTCTTAGTATCTGTTACGGGCACACCCTCTGTATCTACTACAGGTGGGCGCCTCTCTTCATTCCAAGAGAATTTTATTTTATAATTACCCTTGCTTACTTCTTCCCAAGGTTCTGGCTTGAGAGTAGATCGCTTAGGATTCTTGAGCTTAGACTCTGCCCATTTAAGAACATCAGCCCTCTCCGTTTCTAGCTTGTCAATGAGTTTCTCATTAACTATAGCCGAGAGTGAGTAACCAAACTTACTAGGTTCTAGTATAGCTTGGAATCCCTCCAGTGTCACAGGTTTGTCAGTTGTATGTATAGTCCTAGCCATCGTGAGTACCACCATCTAATGCGTCCAAGTCGGTGCCTGGCTTTTCACAAGCTGGTGCTATCTGCTTAGCTAAGTTTCTACGATACG